GGTATTTCGCGCCCCGCTGTTCATCTAGTCATAACAAATGCGCAGGGTAGTCATTTTTAATTTGAAAAAACGCCGGAGCCGCGTCAGGAATTAATCGAAAGCGCAGAAAGCCGCGCCCTCACGAGAGGTAGTCACCTGACTACCTTCCATGTTATTTTCTGATTTTACCCACCCGATCAAACAGGGATCCCGAAAATGAAAATTGAAATGAAAAATCTGGACGCGCTCACGCCGTGCCCGCGCAACCCCAGAACGCACTCGCCCGATCAGATCCACCAGCTGGTAAAGTCAATCAAGGAATTCGGTTTTACAAACCCGATCCTGATCGACGCCGAGGGCGAGATCATCGCCGGGCACGGAAGGTGGACCGCCGCTCGCGCTGCGGGCCTGACCGAAGTGCCGACGATCACGCTGGCGCACCTGACCCCGGCGCAACGCCAGGCGCTCGTGATCGCCGACAACAAACTGGCCTTGAACGCCGGATGGGATGAGACCCTGCTCGCCGAGGAAATGAAAGCGCTCGAGCTGGCGGGCTTTGATCTTTCGGTCACGGGTTTTTCAGACGACGAAATCAACGGGCTTATGGCCAGCCTTGACGCTACCGGCGAAGGCGAAACCGACGACGACGAAATCCCTGCGATCCCGGTGGCTCCGGTTTCAAAACAAGGTGACATCTGGAAAATTGGTCGGCACCGGGTACGCTGCGGCGACTCGACAAAGGCCGAGGACGTGACGGCTTTGCTCGCCGGGGTCGAGCCGCATTTGATGGTTACGGATCCGCCGTATGGCGTCGAATACGATCCCAGCTGGCGCGTCGACGCCGGGGTAAACAAAAACAAAAAGAAACAGGGCAAGGTTCAAAACGACGACCGCGCCAGCTGGCGCGAGGCTTACGCGTTATTCCCGGGCACGGTCGCCTACGTTTGGCACGGGGATAAGCAAGGCCCGATCGTCTTCGCCGAGCTGCTCGCCTGCGGCTTCGAGGTGCGGGCGCAAATCATCTGGAATAAAGACCGGCTGGTGCTCGGGCGCGGGCATTACCACTTCAAGCACGAACCCTGCTATTACGCCGTCAAAGGCTCGCAAAGCCACTGGATCGCCGATCGCTCCCAGACGACGGTCTGGGACATCAAGAGCCGCGACGACGAAGGCCACAGCCACGGAACGCAGAAGCCGGTCGAGTGCATGCGCCGGCCGATCTTGAACAACTCCTCGCCTGGCCACGCGGTTTACGACCCGTTCTGCGGCTCGGGCACCACGATCATCGCCGCCGAAAAAGAGGGGCGCATTGGCTACGGCATGGAAATCGACCCGCGCTACGTCGACGTGATCGTGCAACGCTGGGAAAAGTTTACCGGCAAAACCGCCACGCTCGAGGAGACCGGTCAAACCTTCGCCGAGGTTGCGCAGGCCCGGAAGTAATCAATGGCTGAGGGCTTTTCACAGCGGGCCTATGCCCGGCATCGCAAGGATCTGAACCTGCCCGGCGGCACCGTCCGGGCGGTCCAGAAGGCGCTTGCGAGCGGCCGGATCAAGGCCGATGCGAAGGGGAAGATCGACCCGGCCGCCGCCGACGCGGCGTGGACCCGCAACACCGACGAGGGGCACCGCCGCAATTACCCGGCCGGGGATGGCGCCGAGCGCGAAGACGCGGCCGCCGAACTTACGATGGTGCCCGCCGGGAGCGGGCAGACGAGCAATTACATCAAGGCCCGCACCGCAAAGGAAATATGGTCGGCCAAATCCGCACAGCTCGAATTCGAACGCAAGTCTGGAAAGCTGATCGACGCCGACGAGGCCAAGGCCGCCCTGGCAACGATGATCGGCGCGGCCCGCGCCAAGCTGCTCGGCCTGCACCTCAAATGTAAAACCCGCATCCCTCACCTGACCCGCGAGGACGCGGCCGTGATCGAGACCCTGATCCGCGAAGCCTTAGAGGAGTTGTCAGCATGGCAAAAGCCTCCGACCGCTTAGTCGCCGACGTCGCGCATTTCTGGCGGCCGCCGCCGCGCCTGACGCTCTCGCAATGGGCGGACGAGAATTTCTATCTTTCCGCCGAGTCGGCGGCCGAGTCGGGCAAGTGGCACACGCTGGCGTATCAGCGCGGGATCATGGACGCGATCACGGATCCGGCGGTCACTTACGTTTCGGTTATGAAATCGAAGCGCGTCGGCTATACCAAGATCCTGAACGCCACCTGCGGGTATTACGCCGAGCACGACCCGTGCCCGATCATGGTTGTGCAGCCGACCATCGAGGACGGTCAGGGCTATTCGAAAGAAGAAATCGCGCCGATGATCCGCGATTGCCCCTCCCTGAACCGCATTTTTTACGAGTCGAAATCAAAAGACAGCGGCAACACCATCCTTCAAAAGCTGTTCCCCGGCGGCTCGCTCTCGATCGTCGGCGCGAATTCGCCCCGGGGCTTCCGCCGGGTCAGCCGTAAAATCATCCTGCTCGACGAAATCGACGGCTATCCGACGTCCGCCGGGCCCGAAGGTGACCCGGTCAAGCTGGCGATCGGCCGCTCCGAAACGTATTGGGATCGAAAAATTTTGCGGGGCAGCACCCCGACCGTAGACCTTACGTCAAAAATCCGCAGGGCGTTTGACGACGGCGACCGGCGCCGGTACAACGTGCCGTGCCCGCATTGCTCGCACATGGATTACCTTGTTTTTAAACGCGAAAATCTGGACGACGAGGGGCAGGTGCGCGGGCATTTTATGCACTGGCCGGAAGGCCGCCCGCAGGATGCGCATTTCGTTTGCCGTAAATGCGATCAGGCGATCGAGCACAAGCACAAGCACATGATGGTCGAGAACGGCGACTGGATCGCCGCCCGGGAATTCAACGGCCACGCGTCCTTCCATATCTGGGCCGCCTATTCATACAGCCCGAACTCGGAGTGGGGGCACATCGCGCAGGAATTTGTCGACTCGAACGCAGGCGGCGTCGAGGAGCTCAAAACCTTCGTCAACACCGTGCTCGGCGAAACATGGAAAGATAAGGGCGAGGCCCCGGAGTGGCGCAGGCTTTACGACCGCCGCGAGCTCTATCCGCAGGGCTCGATCCCGACCGAGGTGCTGTTCCTTACCTGCGGCGTGGACGTCCAGAAAGACCGCCTTATTTACGAGATCATCGGCTGGGGCCGCGAGAAACGCAGCTGGTCGATCGACGCGGGCGCATTGCCAGGCGATACCGCCGACCTCGGGCCGAACGGGCCGTGGCCGGAGCTGGACAAACTCCTCGATCGCACCTTCCGCCACGAGCGCGGCGGCGAAATGGCCATCCGCGTTCTGGCCGTCGACGCCGGTTTCAATACGCAAACGGTCTATAACTGGGTCAGAAAACACCCCATGAAGCGCGTGATCGCATGCCGCGGCGTCGAGACCGCGAAAATTTTGATCGGCCTTCCGAGCCCGGTCGACATAAAAATCGACGGCACCCTGTTCAAGCGCGGGTTTAAGGTCTGGCCGATCGGCGTGGACGTCGCCAAATCCGAACTTTATGGGTGGCTCAAGCTCGAGCAGCCGACCGAGGAGCCGATGGTTTTCCCTCCCGGTTATTGCCATTTCCCCGAATATGGGCCAGAATTTTTCAAACAACTGACGGGCGAGGAGCTGGTCGCGCACAAGCGCAAGAATAAAACCGTCAAAATGTCATGGGAGCCCATCCCGGGGCGGGAAAACCACCAACTCGATTGCAGGGTATATGGCCGGGCCGCCGCCGCCCTGTTCGGTTTGGATAAATTTCAGGAAAGCGATTGGCTGCAGCTCGAGACCGAGCTCGGAGTGCAAACGCCGACCGATACCCCTCCCGCCGCCCCAACTTCGGCGCCAGATGGTAAAGATAAATGGATTAAACCCCGGCCGAGCGGCTGGATCAGGAGGAAATAATGGCGTGGACGCAGACCCAAATCGACACTTTGCAGGCGGCGATCGCCTCCGGAGTGCTGACCGTTCGCTACGCCGATCGCTCCGTCACATACCAATCTTTAAGCGAAATGCGGTCACTTTTGACCGAAATGCGCCGCGAAGCCACCGCATCGCCCGGCTATAGGCTGGTCGGCACAAATAAAGGATTTTATTAATGCCTAGCCCCTCGCTTTTCGATCAGATCGTCCTTGCCATCGACCCGGAGCGCGGCGCTCGCCGTATTCAATACCGCCTGGCCGCCGAGACAATGCTGCGCCACTACGAAGCCGCGAGCCCGGGTCGCCGCACTGAGGGCTGGCCGCGCAAGGCAGGCGACGCCAACGCCGCCAACGGCCCCGCGCTCGGCACCCTGCGCTACCATGCCCGCGACCTTTACCGAAACAACGCATGGGCCCGCAAGGGCACCCGCGCCGTCGCAAATCACACGGTCGGCTGGGGGATTGTGGGCAAGGCGAAGGGCGATCCCGACAGGGATCCCGACGTCAAAGAAGCGAACCGGATCTGGACCGATCACTTCGAGACGACCGACATTGATTTCGACGACCGGCACGACATTTACGGCCTCGAAGGGCTGGTCATGGAAACGATCGTGCAATCGGGCGAGTGCCTGATCCGCCGCCGCCGGGTCAATACCGGCCGGGGGCTGGTTCTGCCCATGCAACTGCAAGTGCTCGAGCCGGATTTTATCGACACGACAAAAGACGGCATCCCGGGCGGCGCTTCGAATAGCACAATCATTCAGGGCATCGAATTTGACGCCTCCGGCCGGCGCATCGCGTATTGGTTATTCGAAGAACACCCCGGCGCCGCCGTGCGCCGCGCCTCAAAAGGGTTTGTCAGCAAGCGGGTGCCCGCAAGCGAGATCCGCCACGTCTTCCGGGTCGAGCGCCCGGGTCAGGTGCGCGGCGTCAGCTGGTTCGCGCCGTGCGTGGTAACCTTCAAAGACTTCGACGAATTTGAAGACGCCACACTCTTGCGCCAGAAGATCGCCGCCTGCTTTGTAGCCTTTGTTCTCGATCAGGATGGCAACGGCACCGGCATGGCCAAGCCGAGGACCGGCGACCCGCTCGGCGAAACGATGGAACCGGGCACGATCATCTACAGCGGCACCGGCCGCGATGTAAAATTCGCGCAACCCCCGAGCGTGGGCGAATACGGCCCCTATAGCCGCACCCAGCTTTTGAAAATGGCGGCCGGGCTCGGCATTTCATACGAAGCGCTCACCGGCGATTTCTCTCAGGTCAATTTTAGCTCGGCCCGTATGTCGCGCCTCGAAATGTACGCAAACATTCACGACTATCGCTGGAAAATGCTTGTGCCGCAGATGCTTAATGGAGTCTGGAAATGGGGCATGGAAACCGCGTTCGCCGCCGGTATGGTGAGCCGCCAGCCGGGCGCTCTGTGGACCCCGCCGCCGATGGCAATGATCGAGCCGGATAAAGAAGGGCTCGCCGTTCAACGCAATATCCGCACCGGGATCATGACCCCGAGCGGCGCGGTGCGCGAGCAGGGCCTAGATCCTAAGGCGCATTTCAACGAATACGCCGCCGACCTCAAAATACTGGACAGCCTCGGCATCGTTCTGGACTCGGATGCCAGAAAAACCACACAGGCCGGGCTCTCGCAGGAGGCCGCCAAGGGCGACGCCGCCAAAAAAGAACAGGCCGAAGCCGAACGCCCGCCGCAGAAAAAAGAAGAATGATCAGGGGGCCGGGAAACCGGCCTCTTGTGTTTTATCCCCAAGTGCCCCTATAATTTCCGAAACAGACACCGCTCAAGGGAAACGAAGTGCCTCAAGCCGTCGCCGCCACGCAAGAAACGACCGAAAGCCGCCAGCTCCCGCCTTTGATGATGCGGGCGGCGATCGAAAGCTCGTCGGTCGACGCCGAACAGCGCACGGTTAAAGTCCAATGGACGACCGGGGCCCGCGTATTGCGCCGCGGTGTCATGGAAAACAAGTGGGGCCCGTTTTACGAAGAATTGTCGCTCGCTCGCGGGCACGTCCGCCTCGAGCGCCTAAACAACGGCGCACCGCTTTTGAACTCCCACCAGATTTTCGACCTGAACGCCGTGCTCGGCGTGGTCGTGCCAGGCTCCGCCCGCGTGGTCGGGAAAGCGGGCGACGCCACGGTCAAATTTTCGAACCGTGCCGAGGTCGAACCTTTTTTCCGTGACGTTCAAGAGGGCATCATTCAGAATGTCAGCGTCGGCTATCGCGTTTTCAAGTACGAAAAAGTGGGCTATGAAGGCGACGGCGAGTCGGCTATTCCTATTTACAGGGCTATCGATTGGGAGCCTTTTGAGATTTCCGCCGTCACCGCAGGCTTTGATGATGGCGCCGGGTTCCGCAGTAACGACAAACAACAAACCAACGATTGCTTAATTATTTCACGCGCTCTGGAGGAGACGAACATGCCGCAGCCCATCGAAACTCAGGACAACCCCACCCCGGCCACGCCCGCTCCGGCCAACACGCCGACGCCTGCACCGGCTCCGGCTCCGACGCCCACTCCGGCACCGGATACCGAGGCGCAAACGCGCATGATCGCAGGGGAAACCTCCCGCGTTCTCGACATTCAGACCACCGTGCGCACCCTTGGCCTTGATGCCTCGGAAGGCGACGCCCTGATCAAAAACAACACGCCGATTGGCGAGGCTCGCAAAATCCTTCTGGACAAAGCCGCCGCCACGTCGGATACGCACCGCACGGACAGCCATATTCGCATCACCGAAGACGATCGCGATAAATGGCAACGCGGCGCGACCGCATGGGTCTTGCAAAAGGCGGGCGTCGCCCCCCTGATCCAACGCCACATGAAACTGCGCGGCGAAACCGTCAACGCTGGCGACTTCGACCCGGGCCAATTCCGTGGCATGTCCATGCTGGATCTCGCCCGCGAGTCGCTCGAGCGCCAAGGCGTTAAAACTCGCGGTATGGATAAGCAACGGCTGGTCGGCGAAGCGCTGACCTTCCGTGGCGGCAACTACCAGACCACGTCCGACTTCGGCGTTCTGCTCGAAAGCGTCATGAATAAAACGCTTCTCGGCGCTTACGCCACCACGCCCGATACATGGCAGCGCTTCTGCGCGGTCGGTTCGGTTTCCGACTTCCGTGCCAACTCGCGCCTGCGCATGAGCTCATTCGGTCGTCTGGATCGCGTGGCTGAGGATGGTGAATTCAAGAACAAATCCATTCCAGATGGCGAAAAAGAGATCATCCAAGCGGCGACGTTTGGTAATATCATCGGCATTTCCCGCCAAGCGATCATCAACGACGATCTGAGCGCTTTCGATCGCCTGGCCACGATGCTCGGCCGCGCCGCGAAGCTCTCGGTCGAAGTCGACGTTTATGCCGAGCTCAAACTCAATTCCGGCCTCGGCCGTGCGATGAACGACGGTAAAACGCTGTTCCACGCCGACCACGGCAACATCGCAACCACCGCAGCGGCGCCGACGGTCACGTCGATCGACGCAGCGCGTGTCCAGATGGCCAGCCAAATGGATCCGGGCGGTAATGAAGTGCTCGATCTGCGCCCCGGCGTATGGGTCGGCCCGATCGGCCTCGGCTCTCTCATGCGCACCTTGAACGATGCGCAATACGATCCGAGCGTCTCCAACAAATTCCAAGTGCCGAACTCGGTGCGCGGTTTGTATAAGGACATTATCGATACCCCGCGCCTGACCGGCACCCGCTGGTACTCTTTCGCGGATCCGGCCGTCGCCCCGGCGATCGAGGTTGTTTTCCTCGAAGGCCAGACCGAGCCTTACATGGAAAGCAAAGACGGATGGCGCGTGGACGGCGTTGAATGGAAAGTACGCCACGATTACGGCGTCGCTCCGGTCGATTACCGCCCGGCCGTCACGAACGCTGGCGCATAAGATACCCTGTAGGGGATGGCCGGGCGACCGACCATCCCGAGATTTCACCCGAGACTGAGGAGAACACAAATGGCTGGCAATTACATTCAACCGGGCGAGAAGCTCACCCTGACCGCCCCGTCTGGCGGCGTTATCAGCGGCAATGCCTACCTGATCGGCGGCCTTTTGGTCATCGCGTCAATCACGGCGGTCGAAGACGACGAATTCACATGCTCCACGGTCGGCGTCTGGACCTTGCCGAAAACGACTGGCGAGGTATGGACGGAACTGCAAAAGCTTTACTGGAACGACAGCACGAAAAAGCTGACGACGACCGCGACCGATGGTGCGCTGGTGGGCGTCGCCACGGCCGCTGCGCTGACCGGCGATACGACCGGCCCGGTTCGCCTGAACGGCATTTCTTCCGGCCTTTCGGAAGGCCCGCAGGCCGCGATTGCCAGCTTTACGATGGGCACAAACATTACCGCCGCCACCGCCAACGATGCCTTGACCGACTCCTCCGGCACGAACCCGACCGAGGCTCAGTTTAACGAGCTTGCCAAAGAAGTCGGCACGAAGGTCAACGCCATCCTGGCCGCGCTGCGTTCGGCCGGCATCATCGCAACCTAAGGGGCGCATTGATGGGCTGGGATACGCTCATCCAGAGCGCCGACCTTGCCATCCTGAATGTCCTCGGGAAAGAGCAAGGCGCGACGTATATCAGAGCGGGAGGGCAAGAGATCGCCCTCCCGCGCATCATTTTCGACGACCGCTATGTGCCGGTTGACCCCGATAATATCGAAATCACCACCACCGGCCCGGCCGCCTTTATTCACAGCGTGGATCTTCCGGCTGGTTTCATTGCGGACCCGCAGGCCGATCGCCTTAAAGTCGCAGGTAAAACCTACCGCGTGATGGTCACCCGCTCGGCGGGCGAGGGCGGGCTGTGGCTGGTCCTGCACGAGGTTAAACCATGAGCCACCTGCCAGACGCCGTCGCCAGCCTTACACCGCACCGCCGCAAGCTTATCCGGCATGCAGTCAAAGCCATGTACGTGGCGTCTGAAATCATGCCGGAAACAAAGATCTTCGCCAGCCGGGTCATGCCTATTCAAGAGGACCAGCTCCCGGCTATGACCATTTATTGCGAGGACGAGGAGGTCGATCTTAGAAGCCACACCACGGCCCCGCTCGAGCTCGAGCGCCTGCCTGTTCTTTCGGTTTGCGCCCACCTCGCCGTGACCGCCGACGGCAATATCGACGACGATCTAGACGACTATTGCCGGGCAATGGAGCGCGTGATTTCGCTCGACGACCAGCTGCGGGGCACGGTCGAAAGCTGCAAACTCATAAGAACCGACACCGCGATTTCGGGCTCGGGGAATACCCTTGTCGGAACTGCTCGGTTATCGTATCTTGTGAAATACTACGAAGGTGCCCCCCGCGCCGAGGACGTTGAACTGGACGATTTCGACCGGGCGGACATAAGATACAACACAGGCGGCGATCAGGAAGCGGGCGATCAAGCTCATGACCGGGTCGGCCTGGCCGATAAAAACCAACCGCTCGCGGACGGGGAAAGTGAACCAGAATGACCGATAAAATCTTCCTGACGCCCGCAACACCTGGCCTGATCGTGCGCGATCCTGTGACAAAGGCCCCGCTGGCCGCCGAAGGCGAGCACAAACCGA